AGGTAAAGAAGCCTCAAAGTTCTCATCCATATTTAGTACATAATAGTCTTCTATCTGTACTGGTTCAGGGACACTCTGATAACTACGTAAGTCACTGTCCTTTTTTATGTATATTTCCATTAGTAGTTCACTCCTATAATTTTTCGCATTCTTGAGTTCTCAGTTCTTACAGATAAGTAAGTTCTTGGACCTGTTCTGATCCAAAAGTATACATGAGATGATATCATAAACTCAGAGTAAAAAGTAGACGTTGCTGCTGCTATCATATCAAGGACTAGGACCTCATACTTTAAACCATAGTTACTACCATCATCGGTCATATAAAAGATTAGCTCATCGAATGTATCCCATGACTGACTTAGTGAAATATCATTAGATGTTCCTGAGTTACCGTTAAATAATGTAGTTCTCGTCCCTAAGACGTTAGTAGGTGTATTAGTAAGCTGTGAGCCATCTCCAATAAACTGACCAGTAGCTGTAACGTTATTCGCTTTAAAGTGCTCATAGTTATTACCCGGATTATTCCTAATCGTAATAGTACCGCTAGCCTCCATAGCGATGTTTGACGCTACAACACCACCCCAGTGCATACCAATATGTGGAGGTGTCCCTGCACTACCATTTCTGGTAGACTCTCTAATTTCAATAGCTGCATTATTATAACCCGTATCTGTACTGTCTGACCAAAATTCGATGGAGTTATTAGTAAATGCTTGACCACCATTATCACCATAGACTGTAAAACCGCCATTAGTATAATGCTCTCCTGAGAGTCCCATTACACCTGTAAGTCCTGACCCATCTCCACTGAATGAAGTAGCAGATACCGAAGTAGCAGATACCGCAGTAGCAGATACCGAACCATCAATTACAACATCACCCTCTTTTGTTTTTAATACACTCATTAGTTATCTCCTTTCATTATACAATAGTCCATGTAGACCCCTGAGATATAGTAATCTCTGTTGTTGTACCAATTTCTATAGGACCACCTGAGACTGCATTTTTACCTGTAGGTATTGTCATATCATTATTAATAGTATTTGAGTGCATAACCATACCCTCAGATTCTACATTCAATCCTGTAAGTCCTGCACCATCTCCAACGAATGAAGTAGCATTGACTTGTCCTGTAACCGTAATACCAGTATTCGTTGCAATAGCCTTAGTAGTACCATTGTACTTTAGATCTGGAGCTGTAGGTCCCATAGGTCCAACGTTACCTGTCTCTCCTTTAAGTCCTGCACCAGTATTAACAGGTCCAAGAAGTAGTTGATCTATTGAAGGCTCTTCGCCATTAATCATATCAGCACGTGGAGACCAGAACTCTACTATATTCTGTTCTGTACTAGTATTATAGAATTGGTATCCTCTAATTCTCGCAGTAGTATTAGTAGTATCCCACTTATAGTCATGGGAAGTATTAGCTATTTTCTGACCTGTAGTAACAGAATAAATACCAGACTCAGGATGCTCATTAGTACCTGTATGAGAAGATTCAAATACATATCCTACAATCATATACCATTCATTACTTGTAGGTAGATCTCCAGCCCAAAAGTAAGGATTAGTATTAGGTGTACTAGTATTTAGTCTAAGAACACCATTAGGAGTACCATGTAGACCAAAGTAGCGAGTACCATTATTACTTGACTGCTTAATATATGTTACAAATCTGTAACGCTTAGTATGATTAATAGCTACAAAATCACTATTAAAACCACCCTCAGCATCACTAGTTGTATCAAGATTTGTAGCAACAAGAACTACATCTTGTGAGAATGGAGAATCTCTAAATTGTCTTGAAGACTCATAATCACTGTTCCCATTCCAAAAAGGATCTGAACCTAGTCCTACCTCAAATGGAGAACCTTCTGTAAATATATTAGTATCATTAACATCTGGTCCTGCTGGTCCCACGACACCCTGAGGTCCTGGGACAGAACTATCAGCTCCCTGAGGACCTGTACCACCAGTAGCACCTGTCGTACCAGTAGTTCCTTGATCTCCTTGGATACCTTGGAGTCCTTGGATACCTTGGTCACCGTCTGGACCTATAGCACCTTGGATACCTGTAGTTCCTTGAGCACCAGTAGCACCCGTAGCTCCTTGAGGACCTGTTACTCCATCAGAACCAGCGGCACCTGTCGCACCAGTTGCACCAGTAGCACCTGTCGTACCAGTAGTTCCTGTAGTTCCTGTAGCTCCTTGAGGTCCGGTGTTACCAATAGGACCTTGAATACCATCCTCACCTTGAATACCAGTTGCACCGGTTGCACCAGTGTCACCTGTAGTTCCTTGAGCACCAGTAAGTCCTGTAGCTCCCTGAGGTCCTACAGCACCTGTGTTACCAGTTGCACCAGTAGCACCAGTATCACCTTGCGGTCCTGTCGCTCCAGTAGCACCTGCATCCCCAACGATACCTTGTGGTCCAGTAGCACCTGTAGATCCAGTAGCACCTTGTGCACCTGTAGCACCAGTGTTACCTTGTATCCCTTGGTCTCCAACTTCAGCTAATATCTGCCACTCTAAAGGCTGTGCGGAAGGGATGGAACCAACTACAGGATCTACAATAGCTATGTATGATGATCCATTATATGATACGGAATCAAATTCCTCATAATCAGTCGTAGCTGCCCACGACCCTTTCCAGGCCATTCTTATCTTACCTAAATTTAACGTAGCCACGTGGCCTCCTTATATTGTTACGATTAACTCACCATCGGAGTTAATATTAAAATCATTACTATCAGCATCACCGTAGTAATCTACTAGTAAATCACCTGTAGCAGAGTCTAAGCGGAACTTACCAAATGCTAATGGTATAGATGTAGGCCCTAAAGGCCCTTCTTGTCCGTCAGGCCCTTGCTGTCCCGTAGGTCCCTGAGGTCCATTAATACCTTGGTTACCTAGAATACCTTGAGGTCCTTGTGGTCCTAAAGGTCCTGTTGGTCCTGTACCACCATCAGGTCCTGAGATTCCTGTATCACCAGTAGGCCCTTGTTGTCCTGTAGTACCTTGAGGTCCCACACCACCTGCAGCACCTGTATCCCCAGTTGAACCCGTAGGTCCTTGTTCTCCAGTTTGTCCTACGACACCCGGAGCACCTGTAGTACCTGTGTTACCTGTAGGTCCTTGATCTCCTGTAATACCTTGTAATCCTGTAGGTCCTTGGATACCTTGAGGTCCTAATTGACCAACGTCACCTTCAACACCTTGAGGTCCCGTAGCACCAGTAGGCCCTAATGGTCCCACGTCTCCTTCAATACCTTGGATACCTTGGGCTCCTGTGAGACCAGTGTTACCTTGTATTCCGGCAGGTCCATCGCCACCTGAAGGTCCTCTATCTCCGTCAAAACCTTGGATACCTTGAGGTCCCATAGGCCCTTCGCCACCAGTAGCTCCGTCAGGTCCTACTCCACCAAGAGGCCCTAGTGGTCCTGTTAAACCTTGGATACCTTGGTCTCCTTGAGTACCTTGGATACCTTGAGGTCCTGTTAGCGTATCTTGCAACCACTGTGGTAGAGACTCAATATTACTGAGGTCTCTATTAGCCTTCTCAACTATGTCGTACTCAACTGAGGGGATGAAATCAACATCATCTATCTCATACGTAACTCCAGGGATGAAACCTGTATCCCCTGAGATCTTCACTGTGAAATCTGCAGTAGGAGCGTCCTTGAATACTACAGCATTGTTTATAATGTCGTATTCAGTGAGTGGATGTGCGCCCTCCTGCGTGTAGACTTCTGTGAATTCTTTGTTCCGAGCTAATGCAGTTAGATTGTATATTCTTCTGCCAGTAGCCGTATACTGTTCTTCTACTGTAGCCATCTTTATTCCTTATAAAGCTTTACTTGTATTGCTCACACTTCCACGATAGTTCATAGAGAATATCTGGAAACCTTCGCTGTCTTTACTAGTCACTGCTAGTTGTATATTATTAACATCACCCATAGTTGAGAACTTATTATCTGGTACATACGAATATGTCTTAGGCTTATCATTCCCTTTCTTAGTGACCTCTAGGTTATACTTAGATCCTTCACTTACTGAGAACTTGGTATCCCTAAGGCTCAAACGTAGTCTTTGATTGTCTGTCTTAGATAATTGACCTACTGGGACTCCCCATTTACTTAGTCCTATTCTAGATTCATAAGTATAAGAGTCAACACCAGTAGTTTCATCTAGATATGTATCAGCTGGAATATATGACATATTCTTGAACGTATTCAAGCTAATTGATTTATGTACTACCGTGTCATCTTCTTCAAGTATGATAGAAAGCTTATTATTGAATATCTCTATATTATGTATAATCCCCGATACTTCCCACTTATGCCATGCTGATTGGGACTTCTCCTCTCCTTGCCACATATAATTATATACATAAATATAAGTAGGTTTATCAACTTCTATAGGAGTAATTGCAAACAACATATCGTGGTTTGGACATCCTACTAGCTTAGTGATACCTCCAGGTATAAAGTGAGGACAGTGAGATGTTATATCCACTGCATCATTAGAAGCTGTATCCTGCACAACATAGTATTCTCTAACTTTACTAGAGTGTGAGCTACCTTCGGAACCCATTGTGAAATAGATATTAGGTCCTAAGGCCACTGGTTTAGCTGCGGCATTAAGTTCAAAAGCTGTCGTCTGTTGTACAGAGACATCCTTAGGGGATAATGTTTTAGTACTACTCATTGCAAACTGTGCGTTCCCTCCGAATAATAAGAGTTCCTTAGCGAATGGTATAGCATACTCTAGTTTCACAACCTGATTACTATCAACTGCTACATCTACAGGGTCACTATCTAATACATCTGTAACTGTAGATGGGAAGAAATCATAGTATGTACCTGAAGCACTTAACGTTACATTACTACCACTTATTAATCCTAATCTATTTTTATAGAAGAAGATGTCAGTGATAGGTTGACCTACGAATCCTGGAAGAGGTGCTGATTGATTGTCACCTGCTTTTCGTACTCCCCAACCTTCGCTGAGTATGATACGCTTTTCAGTGATATACATATTGTCCGAGTCTACGAGAGGATCTCCATTCGTACTTAATACGCTTACATCTCTACCATCTCTAAGAGGGTTATCATCAGATTTATCTAAAGCTGTGAAATAGAATTGAATGTATGGAGCTACGCCCTCAACCTCTTCATGGTCCCAAGAAGTGTCAGCTGCATGTGCTACAGTGAATTTATAAATATCAAGATTATATGATACACGATCACCAATTGAATAAGCTGTAGCTATGTCGAACAAAGGTGTCGACGCTTGTCCTCTAATTAATGCGTGAGGCATTGTCTCAGGTCTTAGGACTCCTGGTTGTGACGGATGTGCTATCTCATTATAAGCACCATCGTTATACTTAACATAGAAGTTAGTAAATCCAGTCTCGTCATCTCCGGTAACCTCAATGATAGCATCCTCAAATCCTAACTTAGTAGGTAGGTCGCTGAGCTTCTTAGTACGCCCAGTCCAACTTACACTGGCCTGGTCTCCCCAAGAGTCCGAGCCTTTATAGTCGACATCTATAGCTCGCATGACAGAGCCTGAGCTCTCTCCCCTAGATACATTAGTTGATAAGTATGATGCAGCAGCCTTAGAGTCATGTGTTATTATAGAGGCTACTGAAGCACCGCTAACTCCATCTGTAATAGAATACGTATAACGTAAGGGTTGGTTAGTAATGTCAGAACCTCCGGCTGTACGCTTAACCCAGTAGTAGAAGGTACGCTCCCAAGGAGACCCAATATCTGTTAGGGCTGACCAAACAGGCATTGATCCCGTCACAGGTATAGGGTAAGTAATAATATTGCCTTGGTAAGCAGGCCCCAGCCATTCACCGCCTGAAGTGTGTGTTGGAGACCAATACTCATTGCCATTTGAGGCGGGGCCTATGGTAACCCTCGTCTCAAAACTTTCTGTTCCAGAGGTAGGATGTGTTAATGTTAGATCAGTGCCTTCAAGAACTGTAGCAGCTGATAATCTAATAGTCTCAAGTACTTCTCTAAGTCCTATGACTATTTGGTCCTTAACTTCTCTACGCTGGTGATGGACACCGCTGCCATAGAGTTGTATACTCTCAGGTCCATTATATATATGATCTATAGGGGATGCTGTATCGTACCAGATACCGTTATACTTAACCCCAACTGTCAAACCTACATGTAAGTAGTCGTATATTTTAGGGTAAATACCAGACTCTTGTATCGGCTTCGTCATAAGTTTGAATTCATTACAAGAGAATGAGTAAGAATAAAACTCAGGTTCCTCTTCTAAGGCTACTAGATCCTCAGTAACCTTAGTCTTATTAACGATATATGTAGTATCACCTGCAGTGTTTAAAGCAAAGGATCTCTTCGGATCAGCACCCTCATGTATGTTTAAATATGGATCAGTACCAGAATCTACAAGACTACCATCGTCAGCATATACTGCCCAGTTACCACTCCATATGTAGATAATGTACTCTTCATCTCCAGCGCCTCTATCATATACATGTGTAAACACGTTAGCTGGTACATCTAACTCAGCTACTTCAATCTTAGCACCTTGTCGTCTCTGTACCCCTGCAACTAAACTAGGGTTACAGTTTATCATTAGCTCAGTCTGAGTATCCAGACGTACCTCAGGAGGCTGCTCGGATACACCGTTGAACAATCCTGGTACAGTTTGATTTACTAGTGGCATATTTTATCCTTTCTCATTAGCCTAATATACCTCTAGGGTTCTTATTACGTGTGATTGCACGTGTTGTAGAAGGGGCATCAAAGATACTATAATCTCCAATGTCAGCCTCAGATTCCATTAGTCTTATACGTGCGTTCTCTTCATCTCTACCTAGGACTCCTAGGATCTCTGAGACACCTATGACTCTTTGGTATAGTATACGCGCCATACGTAGAGTTATATAATATGAAATATCATACTCTAAATCAACAAAGTAGGCATCCCATATAATCTTAACATCTACAGGTTGGTTTGGTGTGAATAAGAATGAGTTAGCACTCTTATCATACAAGCGGCCGTTCTTAGCAATATGATTATTATCAATACCATCTACTCTAAGTGCGGTTGGGGGAATATCTATGTATCCCTGAGGGTCAGCCTCGATAGGCCATGCGTCTTCAGTATTAGTATAGAAACCTCTAGCTAGTACTTCTTTACGTACTTCGTCTAGGATCGTAGCTGCTTGTAGGGCTTCATACGAAGTTACCTCATTAACATGAGATGCGTCCCAGAATCCTTTAGGGTGTGCTGTATGAAATTCATATTCCTTAGGACCATAAGCAACACGGTCACCTACAGCATACACTGTAGTCTCTGCAAACGGAGCTTCACTGAGCACTTGCTCACCTATTGATTGTAGACCGACATTAATAGCTTCTATTTCAGTCATGTTTTTAGTTCCTTTTAAATTTAGGTTTATATTAGGTGCCCTTAACACACACCTAAATCGAAAAAAAAAGGCATCCCGGAGGATACCTTTAGTTTGGTCGTACTAGTCGTCAGTAGCCATTTTAACAACACAACCGTTGTTTAGGATACCGAAACCCATAGCATAAGAAGAAACCATTAAGTCTCCTAATTTCTCTGGGATATAGTTTACTTCTGATTTAATATCAAGAAGCTTAACAACACCTACAGCGTTCTTAGTGAACATGAAGATGTCATTTGAATTTACAAGATTGTTAGAACGTAGGATATTGTGACCAGCTACTTGAGTGATCTTACCTGTGTCTAAACCACCGTTACCGTTAGTCATATCTTTATTGATAGCACCTGATTGAACAAGACGGTTGTAGTTCTTTGGAGATACAACAACATAACGTTCGCCTGGAACATCTGTCTCATCAAAAGCAGTCTGAGCATCGAATAGTGCAGCAAGAATTGCGTCACCTTTAGTACCATTAGTACCTAAAGCAGCAGTACCTACAGTCTCTAGTGCAATAGCAACTGGCTGACCTTCAGCACCATTGTTATCACCTGCATTAGCAGCACCAGTGATACATAATTCTAATTGACCGATTACAGCTTTATCAATAGTATTAGCTAATTTACGACCCATTTCAGTAGAGTACTGTGAACGAGTTTCGTAGTGAGCCATAGCTTCTTCAAAAGAATCTACGAATACTGAAGCATATTTAAGTGCATCAATTTCAATTACTCTCTCACCAGCTGAGATAAGGTTTGGAGTGATGTCACTACCAGGAACGTGATCTGCAAGATCTGTATCGTATTTACCGATAACTGCGAAACTAGCTGATTTACCTGATGAAATAGTACGTGTTTGTACTAATGGTAAGAAGATGTTTGATGCTTCAAAAGCAGTAAGAACTTCTCCTGAGAATACTTTGATTGCTAAATCTCTGTTTGAGTCTAAACCTGCAGTACGATCTGTACCGATTCCTTGTGATGGTGTATATGCCATTATTAATTCCTTGTGTTTTTGTTTGTATTAAATTTTTGTTTGTAACGCATTGTCTGATTATTATTAATACACTTCAAGCACTTCGTGGTATCTAGCTCATACATACCTCAGTATGTGTCAGTTAGGCACTAGTTTTTTTAGATTAATTAATTGTTGTCAATATAGTAGGTCTTACATAGGTATAGAGGGAGGACCTACTGCCCACACGTACCTCTAGTACTTACTTAATGCGACTCTTCGTTGTACTTCGGCTCTAAATGCAGGATCCTTAGCATACCTAGGTGAAGACATTTCTGCCATCATCTCATGTTTACTTACGAACCCTCCACTAACTGAACCTTGTGTTGTTCCCTTCAAGAATGAAGGCCCCTTGTCTGCTGAGTAACGAGCATGTAGCCCTTTAATCGCAAACTCTGTTAAAGACGGATCTTCAATAGATTGATTATAACTAGCAATCTCTTGCGGAGTTAAAGACTCACTAGCCCAGGTCATCATGTCGCCATACTCAGCTTCCCCACCTACTACATTTTGCATAGTATTGATAGCTTGCTGACGCATTGCCTCATGTCCTGAGATGTATGAATCCACCATATCCTTAGGAATACCAGAAGCCTCTAAACTCTTGTATGTTTCCTCAGATAGGTTACCCTTTTCATCATATTCCGTCTGTAGAGCTGAGTAGTCAATGCCTTTATCAGCGGCAATAACCTCTGCATCTTCTTTAGATGTCAGTCCCTCAGTCTCCTTAACTACAGTATCTTCAACTGGCGGAGTCGCGGACTCCTCTTTACCCATTCTACTCTGTAGTTCTTCGTAGGCCTTTTCCAATTCCTCTACGGACTTGTACTTACCTGCTAACATTACTTCCTCGTCAGTTTTCATGCTCTCTGTAGTGTTCACATCGTTGGCGTCAACTTTATCAATCATCGCCTGATCGTGTTCACTTAGTGTTGGTGTTTGGCTTTCGCTTTCGCTTTGGTTTATCTGTTCCATTATTTGTATCCTCTCTATTTTTCTCCGGTACTTCTACTGTACGTAGTTTATGTAACCGTTCCTGTGGTGTTACTGCTGTAACATCATCATACTTCTTAACTAACATTAGTTACCCTTGTTGTTGTTCTTGCATAGCTTGAGCCATACCTGCACCCATCTCTGCTCCGGCCGCTTCACCACCAGCTTCCGCTGCGGCTCCCATACCTTGCTGAGCTACTTGCTGCATCATTGCTTGTTGCTGTGCTTGTTGTGCTTGTTGCTGTTCCATTTGGAGTTGTTCAGGACTCTTAATGATACCAGCAGTGTCTATACCTAGTGACGTACCGATCTGATCTATTACAGCACTAACATTAGTATGTTGTGCAAATATCTCAGGCCCTAGTAATTGTTGTAACGTCTGAGCGAATTGAACTAATTTATTATAATCATGTCCACGCCCTAACGCCTCAACACCTGTAACAATAACAGGCTCTACGAGACCCTCAGGGAATTTAACTTTACTAGATAACATTAATAATTTGATTAATGGTAACTGTAACTCTTGAGTCAGGATCGAGTATATACCACCCAATGCGTCTTCAAGCTCCCCTGCCATAAGTCTAACTTCCTCTGCAGTAACACGTTCAGCGTCACGTCTAGCAGATTCATTTAGAAGAAAGGCACTTGCTAATCTTCTCTGAATATCATTCATTGTCTGATAAGCAATTTGGAGGTCAGCTGATTTATCTAACTGTAAAGTTGAGATGTCCCCAGCACGACCTTTAACAATACTACCACTCTTAGCTTTCGCTATAGTAGAAATATTGGTACTACCAACTGGATCAACTAAGAATAATACCTTAGCTGCAGCCGATGAAGCTTCTACAATACTCATCGCTAACGATTCAAGAGATCTAAGATCCCCTAGGTACTGCTCTACCAAACCACGTCCGTAGTCTTCGTTATGGATTGATGTCCATCTTAACGGTATGTATGGTAAATTTTCTAGCTTAAAGGTTCCACGAGTCCCTGGAATTTCCTGGTCGAGAGCTTCTTGCCACGCATCAAAGTTCGTACCATTCCACTTTACACAAGTGAATAGTTCTACATCTTTGTCTTCATCAGCGTCGCCTCGCATCTCTTCCGGTAGATCAGACGGATTGACCACCTCCTTTGTAAGGATCTCTTTTACCTTCCCTTCGGGACTACGCTTTACAACATAGTTATTCAGGTTAAATACACGAGTTCCTTCATCCTTATCACGATACACTAAGGCATTACCAGTAGCTACCAGTAATTTTAGTGCTTCAAAGATAGGGACTCTGAGAGCTTCACGCTCAATCTGTGCTACTAAGGCTCTTTCAATATCAGCTAAACGGTCTTGGATCTCTGCAGATGCCCCGGCCTGTGTTGCTTCTATTTCCATTAACGCCATCTTATCAGGTACGAACCTGAAGAACGGTGAGTTAGGTGGGAGTAGTGATACTAATAGTTTAGATGCTAGGTTGTTTACGGCTCTTGCGCCTAAAGACTGATAAGGTGTGTCTAAATTTACGTCCTCAGTGTGAGCCTGTTCGACTAGCAAAGAAGGAATAGTAAGTTTAGTACACTGTTTCGCTCTATCTAGTACAGTATTACGTGCACCATCTAGTTTAGACCAACGAGTCTTTAAGCTAACCTGCTCCTTATCATGCTCAGCCATTACGGATTAAATCCAGTCTGTACACCAGCAGCTACAGGAGCGGCACTAAGTGGTATCTGTAAACGCTTCTTACCCTCAGCTGTTTTCTTAAGTTTCTTACGATCTTCATCCTGGTCACCACCTGGCTTAAATGCCGCTTCTTCAATCGGTGCCTGTGGTGGGATTGGCGGGATAGCTTTAGGGGCTTTACTACTAAAACACATATTATTGTCCTTCTTGTTCAATTCTTTTAAGGTATCTGATTAAATCAATGATCCCGTGTAGTTTGCCCTGCTCATACGGTGATAATTCTTTAGTTATCATAGTATCAGGGAAGTCTTTTTCCAACTGCTTTATTAAGTCTAATGACTTAGATGGTAGATGGTCCATAATCGTCCTATTTCATGTAGGTTAAGTAACCTTGTGAATCCTAGAGGGCAACAATTATATCAAGGCTGTCTTACCAGCCCCAATCTCCTGTCATCCCTACCGCACTATAATCTGTAACTGTCTTCTCAAAGAAATTAGACATGCTATCTCCACTAGTTAATTCTTCAACCCATGGTAACGGGTTATCTTTAACTTTGAAGTTACCCTTGAATCCTAATTGAATCAAACGTCTGTCTGCTAGGTATCTAATGTACTGCTTGACTTCTGCTTTCTCTAAACCTTTAATAACACATTCACCATCATCAGACGCATAAGCTAAATCAATAACCTTATCTTCTAATTCAATTACCTTACGTGCTAGGTCATAGATCTCTTTTTTAAAGTCATCTGTAACTACTCTAGGATGTTCTTTACAATACTCTCTGAATAATCTAGACATACCTTCGGTGTGCATAGTCTCATCTCTGATACTCCACTCAACTACTGTATTCATACCCTTCATCTTACCCATACGTTGATAGTTAAGTAACATAACAAACGCTGAGAATAGAGACACACCTTCATTAAATACAGATAGAGCAATAGCTCTGGCCATACCATGTTGTGTATGCACATCAGCATCTTTCATAAAGTCTACCTTCTCAACCATTGCATCATACTCTAAGAACATACTGTACTCACTCTCGTGTAGTCCTAGTGTATCATTTAGTAACGCATAGGCTCTTTGGTGCACACCTTCACGAGCTGCAAAGCTGAGTAACATATTTCTAACTTCATTATTTTTAAAGTGAGGGATGTATAGGTCACAGTAGTTACCTGCCACTACAACATCAGACTGAGTGAACAGTCTTAGGATTTGTGTGATATGGTTCTTCTCTGCAACACTAAGACTCCCGTCCTTCCATTGTGTAACATCCTCAGCTAGGTTTACCTCGGCTTCAGTCCAGTGTAAATCTTCATGCTTCTCTGCTAATTCCATAGCCCACGGATGGGCGAACGGTTTGTATACTTTACTCTCTACTGTTAGCATCTATTGCTCCCTCTTATTTATATGTATTGAATTATTACTACAGTCCAAAGACTTATGATACCGCCAGCTATAGCTAGGGCCATTCTGTATGTCTTAATAAAGTTTATTACTTGTCTCATAATTAGTTCTCCTTTTATTTTAACCTTCACAAGCAAGACAACCCTCGTCATCTTCCATGAAGTCTTTAAGTGCTACACGTTCTACTTTAGTTCCGATGTTCTCAGCTCCTGATGTAGTACTAGTACGTAGGTAGTATAAACCTTTCAGTTTACCCTTCCATGCCTTTAGGTGTACCTCATTAACATAAGCCTTATCCGATCCTGCTGGAAAGAATAAATTAACTGATTGACCTTGGCAGATGTATACCTGTCTATCACTTGCATGCTGTACTACCCAGTTTTGATCTAATTCAAATGCTGTCTTGTAGACATCCTTTTCCCACTCAGTTAAATATTCTAACTGTTGTACGGACCCTTGGTGTTGATTGATATTTCTCCACTGTAAGTCTAGCCACGGAGCCTCCTCACCTAAGCGAAGTCTATGGGCTTCTAGTACCTCATGTAAGTACTTGTTAGTAATCAAGTGAGAACCTACACGTGTTTTGTGTGAGAAACTATTTGATTTCAATGGTTCAATACTAGGGCTAGTCCCGATAATCATACTAGAGTTACCGTTCGGTGCTACTGCTAGTAAGTGACTGTTACGGTTACCTGATCCTATTCCAAACTCATACTCACCACGGGTCTTAGCGATAGCCTTAGTAGACTTAACCGCACGTGATTTAATGTTCGAGAACATCTTAATATTCTGAGAGACTGCAAGTGTAGACTCCCACGGGATGTTCTTCTTTTGAAGATAACTATGGAAACCCATAGCTCCTAACCCTAGGGACCTCTCAGTCACTGCTGAGTACACTGCTCGTTTCAATGGAGAAGGTGCATCCTCAATAAAAGCAGTAAGTACATTATCTAAGTAGACAATGAGATCTTCTACTAGTGAAGTATCCTTCCAGTCATCAAAGTACTCAAGGTTTACAGACGATAGACAACACACTGCTGTACGGTCTGCACTTGTTGGTAAGTGTATCTCATTACATAGATTACTACCATTGATCTTCAACCCTTTATCTTTTAGAGGTTGAGGTAAGTGTCTGTTAGACTCATCAATGAAGTTTACATACGGCTCACCAGTTCTAAAGCGAGTCTCTAAGATACGTTCCCATAACTCTCTAGCTTGTATCGTATCTCTAACTGTTTTATCTGCAGGGTCTATGAGATCCCATGTAGAGTTATCATGTACCGCGTGCATAAACTCATCAGTTACATTAACTGCATTGTTTAGATTGAAACATTTTCTATTACTATCTCCACCAGTAGGTACACGGATATTTAAGAACTCGATAATATCAGGGTGACTTACATCTAAGTAAGCTGCATAAGATCCCTTACGAGTCTGTCCTTGTTTGTATGCTGTCATAGCACTGTCCGCTACCTTCAAAAAAGGAATAGGACTAGGTGCTTTATCAGATACAGCTCGTACATCAGACCAGTGTCCACCGACACCTCCACCCTTAACAGATAACCATGCTAGCTCACTTTGGTGCTCTATTAAACCCTCTAATGTATCTGGAACATATGTTAGGAAACAAGAGATAGGTAAGCCTTTCGCTTTATCCCCTAGGAGTGGTGCATTAGATAAGATAGGCGATGAAAACATAAACCATCCCTTACTAACTGCATCGTATAGACGTTGTGCTAAGTCAAGATCCTTAGCTGAGTAGTATACACATGCTCTAGCATATGCTTCTTGGACAGAGGTCTCACCTTTTTTCATGTAATAACCCTCTACTAATTCTATACCCTGAGGAGTCATTCTCTCATCACGGCTACTGTCTATCATAATTCCCAAATACTTTCTCATACTAATCCTTTATAAATGTCCCGTCTTCTCTAAGGTATCCTGTGCGATCCTTGATGTCATCATAAGCTAATGCTATACACTCATCTAGGAAGAATCCTGATGTTAAACAAACACCTTTCAGTGTTATGTATATGTCTCCGATAGCATCCTTAGTTAGCTTCTCATCGTTGATGTTTAGTGCTTCTAATAACTCTGTAGTTTCCTCAAGAGTTTTAATAGCCTGACTCATAGGTTTACCATTCTTGATAATACCTCTATCGTGAAACCAAATGTCTATTTTCTTATCTAAGTACTCTCTCATTATTCTTTCTCACTATCCCATACTTGTACAAACCCTACTTCATATACGGGTATAGTAAATGTACTAATTTCCGTATAGATTAGGTAGTTACCACCTGCTATTATGAATTTAATCACACCTGTATATAACTCATCTCTACCATCATTATTAACTACTCTCATCTTAATCATTTTAAATCCTTATTTATTCTGGGAGCCACAGAGCAAACTCTTGTGTCTCTTCATTGAAATCTCTTAACATATACACGAGTCTTGCTTGTTGCAATAGGTATTCATAAGTCATGCCTGCCGCTTCATAAGTCTCTTGTATTATCATCCACCAATCCTCAGGCTCAACCGAAGCTAGTATGCGGGCCGCTTTAATTTTTCCAATTTTTGGGCAACCCTTTATACCATCTACTGAATCACCTTCTAATATCTGAGAGTAGAACCAGTACTCAGCCGTAGCTGTGTCTATATCGTAACTCTCTCGTGTGTTGTAGTTATAGTGTGGACCTACAGCCTGGTTTAAATCCTTATCTATATGACAGAGGACATACTTCCCGGGCTCTTGGTACATTCGTGATACACAAACATCATCAGCTTCTACATCATCAAAACATATAGCACCAAAGTGTTCAATCAGGTGGTCTCTCAGTGGTGTCAGCATTTCTAGCTTTACCTTAGGAGGCTTACGGTTACCCTTGTAATTTGCTGCTACTGTATAGCGGAAAGTTATCTTAGGACTTAGTACTAATACATGTGAATCTGTATCAGTCATGTCTAGGATCCCTGCGATAAACCCTTCCATCTCTAGGACAGCTCTATCATAATCAATACTGACAGAGGATATTACTTCCCCATCAACCTCATCCCATATACATGTGTCTTGATATATACTTGCATACTTATAAGCGATACTATCTGCATCTATTAAAGCAATCATATCTCTTCACTATACTTATGTTTGAGTATAAACTCACAGTAATGTATGGCCTTCTTTATATCTTCAGCACCATTCTTACTACCATGTCTAGAGATGTACTTAATTACATTCCCTTCACAGTAACCTAACTTGTTCTCTAATATATAATCAATAGGCTGTATTACTAAAGAGTAATGGTTACCACCTACTTGCTTCTCAGCATCTCCATCGTATCTAATCATCCCTCTATCTCCTTCAACTTAAATCTTATGAACTCTTCTGTCTTCTTTACATCGACCTTGTCTGCTGAGATCTTATAGATCCATTTATCATTGAACCCATACTTGAGCTGCAGACAGTCTATGAAAGGTTTGAGAGTATTGTCTAGGTCTGCTAGCTTACTGCTTAGACCCACTGTAACAGTCAGGTGTATCTTACCCTCAGGAACCGCGAGTACCTTAGGAAGTAAGGGTAGTATCTGCTTCTCAAAGTTACGGTACTTGTAGGACTTAACCTTCTTACCGTTATACATCTCATTACTACTCAACGGTTTTATCGCTAGCTTTACTACTGCACTAGTGTGTTTCATGCCATGTACTTCCTATTTTAGCTTCGCCTTCTAGTTTAACTCTAAAGTTAATCTCTGTCTCTACAGCTGCGAAGGCATCTACAGCTATCTTAGCTACTTCATCAGCTATGTCAGCATCTACTTCGATCTGTACCTCATCATGTATGTTACCTATGAACTCAAACTCAGTCCCTGGTGTCCATCTCTTACATAATTGTTTATCTAATTCTACTAGGTAGTACTTCATTACTAATGCACCGGCTCCTTGGAGGAGTACATTAAGTGCTGAGTGTTCGCTACGGATAGCATACTTACGGCCTGAGATACCTGTTAAGAATCCCTTTTTACTAGCCTTCTTTACTGCATCAGTCAACTGCTTAAGTGCTGGTAGTTTTGTAAGGAATGAATCCTTTAACTTCTTACCGTGACTCGCAGAACCATTAACGATCTCACCAATCTTAGCATTGCCGGCACCATATAGGAAACCATAGATGAAAGTCTTAGCATTATCTCTAGTAGGTAGTCCGGCAGCTTGTTGGTTAATAGTATGAATATCACCATTAACTACTTGCTCTCCATACTCACCACCATCGAAGGCGGCCATGTAATGGGCAAGCATTCTTAGCTCTAGTCCACTGGCATCGCAACCAACTATCTTCTTACCTGTTGGTACAGTCCATAGTTCTCTACACTCCTTACCTTTGAAGGCTCTACCCGAAGGTGTCTGAGCTACATTTGGTTTGTTGTGTGTACATCTACCAGTAACTGCACCTAGTGTATTAACTTGACCATATATACGATCGTTATCCTTAACCAATCTCAACCAACCATTTGCCCCTTCCGCGACCATGCCTAGAATTTTTTGAATTAAAAAGTATTTGCGAAGTAGTTGTGCCTCAGGGAAATTAACATTAGCTAAGATCTCTTCATTAATAATAGGAGTGCCTTTCTCAGTTTTCTGAGGTCTCTCCCATCCATATACTTCCCTCATCCATCTCATTATATGTTTACGGGACCCCGGGTTAAACCATATCTCATCATCTCTACCCCATACTCCTGCTTTATTCGTGTAAGCACCCTTAGCTAGCTGATTCATATACAGCTTACTAGGTTTACCTGCTTGAGTAAGTTGAGGTACTACCCTCATAGGTATGAAATCTAATAATGGAGTAAATACATTTGTTAGGTCTGTCTCTATTTGTGTCTTCTCAGTGAGTAGGTTAGCATGTAATAACTCAGCTTTCTTCCTATCGAACTTCCATCCAAATAGAACTTGTCTGCTTATAACTATTGCGAAGTCCTGCTCTATCTTGAAAGCACCTACTGGTACCTTCTTAGCGGCTAACTTCTCATACAAATCTACATTTAGTTTGACATCTTGTTCACAATATTCAAGCATGTCCTCACTAAAGGAGTCCCAGGCATCTGTAGTTTCCCCATAGGTACCTTTGTTATTTCCTAATCTATATCCCCATGCTTTTAATCCATGAGAGCCTTTCAATCTAGGGGGTACTCTCTTACTATTCTCATCTATTGCTACTAAGTTGTAGTATGCCAGTCTTGAGAGTATCAAGGTATCGTACACCTCACATGTTTCATGCAAATCAACACCATAAAGTTTCTTTATTACCGGTATATCATATGCAATTATGTTGTGGCCACCTATAACCTTACAACTAGTCAGCTCTAAGATTAAAAACTCTATTTCCTCAGGCCTATATCTAGTGTATTCCTTAGTCTCTGTATCGTAAGTGACTGCACAGTGCACTACCTTTACATCATCTAAGAGTCCGTTAGTCTCTAAGTCGAATATTAACAATATAACTCCCTCTATTTCTGAGTAGTTATAGTACCCTCAGGGATATACTCCTGATCTGAACATATAACTACTGTTGCCATACTACCTATCGCTATAATTGCGACTAATAAGTAGGCATATAATAATGTACTCTGCATCTAAAACACCGAATCTAATTCAAAGTCTTCATCCACTATAGACATACGACCCGTTACCTTATTAAATTCTAGTGTATCAGCTAGTCCTACATCACCAACAAATCTGTTCTTTAGAACCCTAAGTCTCACTTGATTTCCAAACTCTTCAGATTGCATATCTCTCTCCACACCAATTACTGCATCAGACAATTGTGCAATAGCTCCTGACCCTCTTAACTGAGATAAGGATACCGCTGCTCCATCTTCATGCCCTTTGTCACCCTGAGGTCTCCTTAGGTGTGATATAACTAATATACCTGCCTGAGTCTCCTCTGCTAATGATCGTAGGTTGGTCATAAGAGAGTCAATCGCTTTCCTCTCATCTTGGTCAGCATTTCCGGATACAACTATAGAGATATGATCTAGTATAATAAAATCAACACCCTCTTGAGTGATTAGCATTCGGAGCTTAGTTAATAAGTTATCCTCATCTAAACTACCAAAGTGGTCATAAAAGAATAACCTACCATCGCCCATAGTTGCTTGCCATGCTTCTTTCTTATCTTCTATAGATACTTTGTCATACTCAAAGAATAGAGGTTTGTTTAGGTACATACCCATGAATCCTAGGGCACTTCTCTTTACATTCTCTTCTAAGGCTACATAACCGATGCGGAGTTTCTCTGTCATTAATAAATGATATGCTAGCTCTTTAACGATAGTACTTTTACCTACTCCCGAACCTGCCGTGAATGTGATAAGTTCTCCTTTGCGGATGCCCTTAAATTTTTCCTCCAACATTGGAAACGGATAAGTGTATGTTTCAAATACTTCTTCTTTACTGAGTATCTCCCATAGTTCCTGCCCATTGACAACACCATCAATTCTTACCGAACCGGCATTGTATGATGCAGATACTACAGCACCGGGACCTTTTGCTACTAACAATTCGTTAGCATCTTTGTAACCCGTACTAGCTACTACTTTGAGTTGGCCTGGTTTAAATAACCCTGCTACTGATTGTACGGCTGTATTTCCTGCCTCATCATCGTCAAACCATAGTACAACCTCTTTAAAAGAGAGTACCCATTCTAGATTTGCTTTGATATTCTTCATAGCTGAGTTAGCCCCATTAATGAGACTTACTACTGGCCACTTGGACTGGAAAGCTTCCGCTACAGATAAGGCATCTATCTCGCCCTCTGTTATGATTACTTTCCTGCCACCCTCTGCAAATAAGTTTTGTCCAAATAGAGTAACATCACTGCTACCTTTGAAACTAAACTTTTTACCCTGACCTCTAATCTTTTGACCTGTAAGTTTCTTACTTTTATCAAAATAATTAGCGATTTGGACTGTCTCACCAAAGGAGTTCTCACCAACTTGGTATCTATACTTAGTACAAGTACCTACGGAGATCTTACGGCTGTTTAAAGCCGTGTAATCACCCTTTAATAAGGTAGTATTAGTTGTAGATACGATTGAAGATTCAATATCATTTGAAGCATCTGCAAAAACAGTATCGCCGCAAGCATGACAGTGTGTGTTCCCATCTGTATAGAGACTACCAGCATCCGAAGAGCCACAAGACTCACACGGAACATGTTTGATAAATGTACCTTCGCTCATACATAAACCTTAGAAGTCTGTTACAGTTGGAGCTTCTACATTATCAGCTGTATCGCCGAAACCTTCTTCACCTGACTCATCACCGAAACCGTCACCAGCTCCTGCAAACTCTCTTAAATCAATTACTTGTATCTTCTTTAGCTTTAGAGAGATACCTACAATATTTCCATTAGCCATGTGGTAAGCTGATGCCCATACTTGTAGTTTGATTTGACTACCGTTACCAATTAATGTAGTCCAGTTGTCTTCTTTACGACCTCTAACATCAAAGACTTCTATCTTCTGAGGGTTACCATCAAAGTCTACTGCATAAGCCTTAGCCTTTATAACAACATTTCCAGTCTCTTCACCCTCACGGTCATATTCCGGAGCTACGACATCTCTACCTACCACAGATTTATTCTTAGGAGCCTTTAAACCCTCACGAGCTTCTTCTAAAGCTGAATCTCTCATCTTTTCAAGTGTCTCGATGAACTTAGCTACTGCAGGGTCTTTAGGGTCCACTACTATTTGAGCTTCGTACTTACCTTTAGGGTCGTATGTGAAATCCGGTTCAGTTACTTTTACCCATAATGCTGACCCTGTTGGTGTTACCAGTGCCTTACCTTTTGTTTTTTGAATTACGCCTTGTCTTGGTGCCATGTTATTTTCCTCTATTTTTATTGTGTTATATCCTGACTCGTGAAGCCCACAAACTAAATGTGTTCTTTCGGCCAGAGGGCAACAATTAAAATAAAATGCAAAAAAAACCCTCGTTAGAGGGCTATAATAGGGAGTTTGGTGTTATATTTTGAGGGAGTTTTTAAGAGAAGATATAAGTGCTGTTTGTTACTTCGTTAAGGTCTAAGGTATTTACCATGATAGTACGGGCTTCCTCTACATACTCAGGATGTACTTGTTCTACCCATGCTTCTAAAGGGTTGCCTTGGAATAACTCTACAAATGCTTCTCGTACAGCAGTGTTTAGATGCTGTATGTCATTAGCAGGGACTCCAAAGGAATCATGAATAAGCATAAAGCTGTTCACACCCTTAGACTGTAACTTTTCAATAGCTAGATACATCAAAGTTGAGTCTAGTGAGTGAATTAGATTAGGTGCTATACCGTTAGTCTGTTGTTGCTTGTTAATTTTATTAGTACTTGACCTTAGAGTCAAATAACCAAATACAGATTGTACTTTCTTCTCTTTAGTCTTGAGTTTCCACTGGATAACTGGGAAATTAAAGTGAGGAGTAGTCCATATTAGAGGTTTCTCCTCTTCACTTGAATAGTAATCCTTCACGACTTCCTTGATAAAGTCCTGCCCAGTTGTTGCACCGTGGACAACATCTTCAATACTGATGCTATTGAGTTCTACGAGCAGTTTGGCTACAACCCACTTATCACCTTTCCAAAATACAGTCTCATCGTCTTCCATTTCAGTCAGTAGATCATTAACTTGTGCAAACATACCTCTAGTGGTGACTGAATAGGGTACTGTCATTACATTTCGTTTTGTTAATTTTCTAGTAACATTCCCTCTAAGGTCATCAGCTTCTACAACCGTAGTAGCAACTTTCTGTACTTTGTCTGTCGTAGTGAAAGTGAATTCCTTAGGGTACTCTCCGATAGCTAGATAATGTTCAACACGATTAGCAACATCAGTATATACATCTGCTGGTTTAACTGTCGTACCCTCATCTGTTCTATCTACAACATTAACAGCTTCAGCCCCTTCCTTGTCCTTGAGTAATCCCGAATATAACTGTAATCCGCTACAAGTAGCATCAAGAGATATAGGGAGTGCTACTGAGAGTCCATTTGAGTGGTCAAGAAGGGCTTTACACGATGCAAGGTACATAAGAGGCTCATCCGACTCATTCCACACCTCTACGGTCGTCATAGGGTCTCTAGCATTCCTTAGTATCTCTGCCATGTTGTTATCAACCCATGCAATTCTTGCATCAAATGAAAGCTTATCAATACCATAGTTATTAGCACAGTGTATTTTTAACCAATAAAGGCCTGACTCATCTAAGTGCTTAGCTTCTGCAAAGGTAAGGAAACTCTTAACTGCTCCCGTTGATTGAGGATTTAGTATTTGTTGTATAGGATAGAGTCTCCCTCTAAAGTCAGTATTGTATGTAAAGTAGAAACAGTCTCTATCTTTATACTCAGTGGCTAGATTGTGTGCTAGTGTGAACATAATTCTCTTACTTCTATTAGCTTCTAGTTTTTTAAGTTGAATTTCTTTAGCTTTATACCATTGTGTAAAATCTTCTTTACTTAGGTTGCCGTTCTTATCCAAAGTACCATATCGTTCCTTAGGTACCATAGCATAGATGTCTAATGAGTCCATGTAAGGTAAGTCACCATAGAACTTAGGGTTACCCGTAGGTGTCTTAGGGTCTATCATACCACCATTGATTATTTGATTGACTACTGTTAGTATAAAATTATTGATTTTCCACTTTGTATTTTGAATATGATTAATAACACTATACACCCTAGTTAAATCGTACTCATCTTCATGTAAGTCTATATATCTGCATGATTTAGTATTACGAATAAAAGATAAACTATTTTCAGTGTAGTAGCCTCCATTATCCCAAAGGCTAGTCCACGGTAACGGCTCAACTAATAAAGGCTTATAGGTAACCCCAAAGAGTACATTGTTATCATTGACTCTACCTACTATTTTTAAAGCATCAGCCGTGAATACTAATATCTTAGCTGTCTTCTTACCTTCCCGTACAAGTCGTACTTGAAATATACCACACCCTGAATTGATAACACAATCAATAAGTCTCGCACCTATGTTAGCTTTAAATACACTAGCAACATTCTCAGCTTCATTGATATTATTAGCAGTTAGTTTTGCTAGTTTCTTTTTACGGGTATTTATATAGCCTATACCCCTACTCTTATATTCATACTCTAAATAAGAATAGAATTTAGGCTCATTCTTTTTAAACTCTTCAACTGATAATAGTTCTAATAATCTAGTTGTTAGTGATACAGCTAATTGAGTTACTTTAGTAGTACGGGTTGCAATAGTATTTAGTAGGTACTCAACAATAGTAAATGCTACTATCTCTGAACGACCTTCAAAGTTTTCCTTCACCCACTTATTGTACTTAGAACCTGCACCTCTTACTGGTGTATTCATATACTCATCTATCTTAGTAGCAATAGCTTCTATCGCCATCTTCTGTAATATAGAACCCTCAGTAGTATTTGCAAAGAGTCCTGCATTAACCATACGACTCATACTATGTTCATACTTTAGTGTACTATCACTAAGGAATCTCTCTTCCATTGCTATTTGTTCATTTATTAAATCATTGTTCATTTAAAGCCCTCACTAAAAATCTTAGATACCCTTAGGTATTCTTAGGTATCCTTAGGTATACCCTAGGGTTCCCTTATTCTCTTTCTTTAATTATTATTATTATAATTCTTCTACTCTTTTCTCTTTTGGGGTTTCCAAAGGGGTACTCTCTCTCTAGCTAGAGGGCAACAATTAAATATCGACCCCCTTACAAGTCCCTGCCACACGGGTGTGTAGCGAATTATTAATGTTGTATTTAATGGTACATTCATATTGCTTAATATGAGTACCTAATATTATCTAATATGAGCCTAATATGAGTACCTAATATTATCTAATATGAGC